GAAAGGTCAGTTTACTCGAATATCGCGGACGGTTTTCGGTGAGATGTTCACGCGCGTCAACCAAAGGTTGTACGAAGGTGACTATCGCCCTAAGCATGGATCCGGCTCTACTGCTGAAAGGCTTCTTGGTAACAAGAAGTACAATCAGAGAGAGTGGACCATCAGGCTGGAAGAGGTCTTTCCTTACATGGAAAACCTCTTTACCTCGTACTCCCATGCTCTAAGTTCCACTACGTGGAACGAAGATGTGGGAGGAAGGGCTGATCAGCTATCCGAACTCCTCGAACCTGAGAACGAAAGACCCGTGAGGGTCATAACCGTTCCTAAAACGCTGAAAACGCCCCGTATCATAGCAATAGAACCGACCTGTATGCAGTACATGCAACAGGCGATTCTTGAGCTACTTACGGAAGAGGTGGAAAGGGATAGACTCCTTAAGCCTCTTGTCAGCAACAAGTATCAGGAGCCTAATCAGCTCCTAGCTCTTGAAGGTTCCCGTACAGGGAACTTGGCAACACTCGACTTGAGTGAAGCTTCTGACCGCGTTTCCAATCTGCATGTCCAGGCCTTATTGCAAAACCATGGCCTTCTTGCGAAGGCCGTGGATGCAACAAGGAGTCGGACGGCAGATGTACGTGGACATGGTATTATACCTTTGTCCAAGTTCGCGTCTATGGGTTCAGCTCTCTGTTTCCCGTTTGAAAGCTACGTGTTCCTTGTAGCGATCTTAATGGGGATCGAGAATGAGCTAATGAGACCTCTTACCAAGAAGGACATTTATGCCCTTCATGGCCAGGTTCGACTTTACGGTGACGATATAATCGTACCTAAAGTCTATACGCAAGCCGTTGTCGACTCACTTCATTCCCTTGGGTTTAAAGTGAATACGAACAAGAGTTTCTGGAATGGTAAATTCCGGGAGTCTTGCGGCAAAGAGTATTTCGCTGGACACGATGTCTCTGTGACTCGTGTTCGACGGTTACTCCCAGCACAACGGCAGCATGTTGATGAGTTGGTGTCTACAGTATCTCTCCGTAACCAGCTTTACAAGGCTGGTTTATGGAAGACTGTTAGGCACCTTGATGCTGTAGTTGAAAGGTTAGTTCCTTTCCCTGCGGCTTCCGACAACTCGGAAGGATTGACACGGGCTACTCACTTGCCTCTCATCGAGGGAAGTAAGTGGTCTTCTGATCTACAACGACCCTTAGTCAGGGCTGCTGTAGTGAAGCATGTAACGCCAGTCGACAGACTTGACGGACATGGTGCACTCCTCAAGTTTTTCTTGAAGCGTGGAGACGAACCTTCACCGAACAAGGATCACCTTGAACGTGCTGGGCGTCCTAACTCTGCCCAAATAAAGGTTAGGTGGATCAGTCTCTATTAAAGACTGATGCTAGCTTACAATGCTAGCGAGTGGAGATTTAAGGCTCCTCACGGAGGCTTTAATCTCTGTGGAGATGCTCTTTGAC